TCCGACCAGCGCGACTTCCAGAACCAAGAGATATGCCGCGTGTTCGGTGTACCGCCTAGCTTGGTTGGGGTGCAATCAAATGTTACTTATAGCAACACTGAACAGCAGGCCATACAGTTTGCGAAGTACACAATTGTTCCTTGGGTCAAGCGCATCCAACAGGAGATAGACAACAAGCTTTTAAGCCGCGAGGATAACCTAAGCTCTAAGTTTGATTTGTCTGACTTGCTGCGCGGTGACAGTGCTGCACGCGCTAACTATTATGACCGCTTGGTCAAAGCCGGAATTATGACAATCAATGAGGCCAGGGCCGCAGAGGATATGAACGCCTTAGACAATGGTGACTTGGCTATGGTGCAAATCAATCAGATTGCACTCGACAAATTGGACGAGTGGTCAGAAAAACAGAGCAGTGCCATATAACGACTACCCAGAGGCTATGACCAACAACGCACGGCGTGGACGTGAGTTGAATGAGGAAGTAGGCGGCAAGTGCGCGACAGATGTTGGAAAGGAAACTGCACGCATCCTAGCCAACCGAGAGACGCTTTCCGATGATCGCGTTGTAAGGATGTTCAGCTTTCTGAGCCGTGCAGAAACTTACTATGATGAAAGTGACACCAAAGCCTGCGGCACAATCTCTTACCTGCTATGGGGCGGCAAGGCAGCCAAGCGGTGGAGCGAGGCAAGAGTGAAAGAAATGCAAGAGCGTGAGTTGAGCGGCACGGCCAAGACGGCGCTGGAAAACAAGGTTGAAAAGCACAATGAAGAGGTTGAGGCGCAGTTTAAAAAAGCCAACCTGCGCATGTTGGAACAGGTATACAACCGCGGTATTGGAGCGTATGAGACCAATCCGCAGAGCGTAAGGCCACAGGTAACCTCAGCAGAACAGTGGGCCATGGCCAGAGTAAATAGCTTTCTTTATGCCTTAAAAAATGAAAAGTTTAGAGGTGGCAAACATGACACCGATCTGTTCCCAGAGGGCCACCCACTGAGGTCAGACAATGAAGATGAAAGAGCAATGGAGCAAGACAAGGAACAACGCACAGAGCCAGTGCAATTAGAAAAGCAAACGCGCACCATGGAGGTGCGTGCTGCTAAGCCGATGGTGCTGGAAGGATATGCAGCCCTATTCGATGAGGAAACCGATCTCGGTGCATTCCGTGAAAAGATTGCACGCGGTGCTTTCGATGATGTTTTAGACAATGACGTGCGGCTGTTGTTAGATCACAACCCGCCGCCGTTGGCACGCACCACCAATGGCACGCTAAAACTGTCTGTAGACGATCGCGGATTGAAGTACAGAGCAGAGTTAGTAGATACGCAAGCTGCACGCGACTTGTACCAGATGGTAAAGCGTGGTGACATCAACCAGAGCAGCTTTGCGTTTACTATAGAAGAGCAGGAGTATGATAGCGAAAAGGAACTTCGCACAGTGACTAAAGTGGCTCAATTATTTGATGTTGCGCCGGTAACTTATCCTGCTTATGAAAATACAGACGTTTCAGCAAGGAAGAAGCAACAACAAGAAAAGGTTGCTGTAACTTATGACGCAGACGAAACAAAAGAAGTCAAGGCAAAAAAAGAACAACAGCCAAGACCTCAAATTTCTAGACACATGAATTTTAAGACTAGCACTGATGCCCAGCATCACATCCATTCGTTGGAGTCAAAGTTGGAGAGCATCCAAAACGTGGCCACGAGTGAAGAGCGTGCTTTGACGGCTGATGAGCTGGCTGAGACGCAAGAAATCCACAGCAAACTTGAAATGGCTGAGCAGCAGCGTGATGCCCTTGCTAAGAACGAGGCACGCATTAAGCGCATGGCCCAAACCGGCGCACCTAGCGTGGCTGAGGAAAAGGAACTTGCCAAGGTTGGTGGTGAGTTTAACCTGCTTCGCGCTATGAGCTGCGCGGCTAACGGTCGCAACCTAGACGGAGCCGAAGCTGAGATGTTGGCAGAAGCACAAAAGGAAGCTGCTGCCATGGGTCTCGCTATGCGTGGCAACGTGGCCTTGCCGCAGAGCTACCTCCAGCTCCGGAACACCTACGGTAATGATGCCGGATTAACTAACGTTGATACGGCCGTGTCTAGCACTAGCTTAGAGGCTGCCGCTGTCCGTGAGGCTCTGCGGCCACGCGCCGTCATTGAGTCGGTTGGTGCCACGCAGTTGACCGGTTTTGTTGGTGACATCAAGCTGCCAACCCTTCCCAACGATGCGGCCAGCACGCCGGCTGAAGGTGCTGCGGCCACGGCGTTCAGCGGAGCTATGAACTCCGTAACCTTGACACCACAGCGTTACGCCGCCCAAATCACGGTTACCAAGGAGGCTTTAAACCAAGCCACCGGCAATATGCAGCAAGTCATTGCTCGCGACTTCGGTAACGCCATCGGCGCACAGATTGACCGCGTGGCTTTCAAGAACATGATTGACGCAGGCGGTACGCTTTCCGGTGGCACCTTGACGCTGGGCGCTACGCCGCACGATAGCCGTGCGCAGTCCGAAGCTACCATTGTTTTAGCTACGGAAGGATCCAACGATAATGACTTGGCACAAATGACGGCCAACGATGTGGCGAACCTATGGGCAGAGATTACCGGCAACGGCGTGTCTGAAGGTGCCTTCGTGATGCACCCAAAGACTGCCGGCTACCTGTTCAACGTGAACACCACCGGTGCTGGCGGCGCTCCTGTACTTGCCAACAATCAGATTTACGGTTACCCCGTGGTGACGACCGGCACGATGCCGCGTTTGAACATCGACGCTGCGCACTCTGACGGCTTCATTAAGGATGCCGCCGCAGATACTGCCTTCGGCTCAAATGCTGATATTGTTGGCGCTATCCTCTACGGAGACTTTAGCAATGTCTTTTGGGCCACATGGGGGGGGCTTTCGCTGACAATTGACCCTTTCACGGGGTTGTCTAGCGGACTTGTAAAAGTGGTGGCGGATCAGTTTTTTGACGTGAAGCTGCGGACTCCAGGTCACATGGGCCTTATGCTCGCGAACGATACCGGCGCAGATGTTGCAGGAGCCTAATTCCTGATAGCAAATCAGACGAAAAGAAAGGGGGGCTTCGGTCCCCCTTTTTTTGTCGAAATTGCATTATGCTCTACGGTATTGAAGAAACAACGCCTAGCACGTCAGCGGACGTAGTTAGCACAGCAGACCTTAAGGCTTTTCTGCGCGTGACGCATAGCACAGAAGACGCATTAATAGAGTCTATACGCATTGCAGCCATTGCCTATGTTGAGCAGTTTTGTAATATCCGCATTGGCGATCGCACTGCTGTATTTCATTTTAGTGACTTTCCTGATGCAGTAGAGTTTCCTGTAGGGCCGGTAAACTCAGTGACTTATGTGGACTACGCTACCGGTGCCAGCACAACGGCAAGAATGGATAGCTCGGATTACTATGTAACTGACAGTAGATTGCCTATGCTTATCAGGTTCAAAAACATACCAAGCGTCTTTGCAGACAGCTACAAGAAGTTGCAAATAACCACAAGCTTAGGCTATACAGAGGCTACAGTGCCGGAGGGCATCAAGCATGCCATTAAGCTACTTGTAAGTCACATGTATGACCAACGCGCTCCAGAGGTGTCCGGAACGATAACCACTAAGCTAAAGATTGGCTTGGAGTCTCTGTTAAACCCTTACAGGATTATTAGCTTTCGATGAAGAACGCAGGACGCAGGGACAGATATATAACTCACCGCAAGCAGACGCTGGTTCAAGATGACTATGGCCAACCATCATCGAGTGGCAACACCGATGTACAGATGTGGGCAGAAGTTATATATGCCGGCAGTGCGTCGGAGAGCAAGAAGGCATATCAGATATTTCCAGAGCGCAGCGTAACTTTTGTGGTGCGGCACCCAGACCCTACGGATGCTGTGACCGTAAGCATTAGCCAAGACGATGCGATAATTTTTGAGAGCCGCGAGTATGAGATACTTGGCTTTGAGGAGATAGGCCGCCGTGACGGTCTGCGCATATTCTGCAAAGAGAAGGGGACCAATGGGCGTTAGACTTAGAGAGAGCCAAAGCCGGCGCAAGCAGCGCACAACTATTATTGGTCTCGACGAACTGGAAAAGCAGATAGGGCGCATTGGTGACTTCCCAAAAGAGATGGCTAAGGAACTGCGCAAGGCTAACCGTAAGATTGGCCAGAGTGCGGCGAAGAAGCTGAAAAACGAATTACGCAGCAAGCGCTTAAGCCGTGAATTTGTTTTTGTGGACAAGGGCAGAGAGCTTACTGTAGAGCCAGGTACATTGTTTCGCAGCATTGGCGTGAAGAATGCACGCGGCAGCAAGATTAACGCGTTCGTTGGTCCCCGCTTCGGTGGTGCCAAGCGTAACGATGGATTCTTTGCGGCCATCGTCGAGAGCGGACAAGTAGGCGGGCGCGGTCGGTCTATTGGTTCTAGGAATTACAACGTCATCAGGCCATTCCTGTCTCGGTACTCGCGCGTTATGGAGCGCATGCAGGTCAGCATGTACCGCAAAATCTTCGACAAATTTAAACTCTGATGGAAACAGGCAAAGCGATATACAAACTGCTCAAGGATAGTAGCGAAGTAGGCGCTATCTGCGCTGATCGCATATACCCAGAGTTAGCGCAGCAAGATGCAGCGCTGCCTTTCATCGTCTACACCGTAACGGATACGACACCGGCAGCCACGAAGAACGCCACAAGCAAACTTGATACAGCGCGTGTAGAGCTGTATTGCGTAAGCGATGACTATGAAGTAGGCATGAACCTTGGTATTGCAGTGCGTGG